AACACAGCAGTATGCAAATGATGAAATCAGTGAAAAAGTGGTCAAGTTGACTCGAGAAGCTATACGGTTACAATTGTCTACCACACAATCCAGACTCCCAGCATCTTCTCAATGTAACCTGGATAAAAGATTCTCTCTGATAGAACGATCCGCCAAGTTCAAATATGCTTGTCATAAAAAGATCCTTTGTTTCGACGTACACAGGATGTTCTCTCTAGGAGGCGATGTGCATTATGGGACTTTTGTGCTGAATAATTTACAAGGATGGAAAGTCTACCGTGATTTGGTCATTTTAACGAATTACCCAACTGGTCCATTGGCGGTTCCATATGCTATGGTGTTGGCTACACTGGATAAATTGGAAGCTGATTACTCAAAGGAAATATTCCTGTCTTGTGCTGAAGTGAGTTGGGATAAGATGGGATGTGATTTCAGAGGGCTGACTGAGAATGTGTATCGAATCTTAGAGAATGCATATGAGAAACTTGGAAACACTGCCATCAAACTCTTTAAGGGTTTGGAAACATTAGCTTTAGGGATTGCACTCCGTGAAGGTCCAGTAGCGACATGTGATCATGATTTCTTAATGACGTCTATCAGCGACTTAGCAGACGAATGCACAGGATTTATACGGCCTGCCTTTGAAATCTGTGGACTTTTTGCAGCATATATTAAGCAGTATGGAGAGGTTGGAATCAAGCACGTACTTGAACAATACGGACAAGAGAAGATGCATTATTTCCCAATTGTAGACCCAGAAGGAGGCCTACTGAAGATGTATAGAATCGGGGTGTCTAGACGTCCAGTTAGATCAGACAAAGTAGAGGAGGCTCATGGATTATTCGTTCTCACTTATATCCACCAGTACAGATTGGCAGAGGGCAAGTTGCCGCCAATCTATATGTCCCACATGCTTGACCCTAGGATCTTGTCAATTTACAAAACAGGGGATGTACCCACTCTCAGTGAATGCATGAAAGTTCCATTGTACAAGTGGAGTCGAGTCAGGTTTCGAAAGCACCAAGAATTCAATTATGTTGAATCTGAATTAGAGTTATTGCAGGATAAAGGAGTGGCTCCTAGGGTTAGTAGAGCAAATCAGTGCTATCATCCAGATGTGTTAGATGCATGCGGACAATCTCCTCCCGCAGAGAAGGACCCTGTTAGGTTGGTGGATGATATGTTGCAAAGGGATTCTATAAATATCAAAGAATACTATGCAGAGTGTAGGAAGTTAGGGGCAATCCCTTATGAATGGAGGTTGATTAGACTCAAAGCAAAGGAGAGAGAACTAAAACCTGTTCCTAGAGCGTTCTCTGTGTTGTATCCCAATGTCAGGCATATGGCTTCTGTCGCTGAGAAGAACATTGCAGATGTAATATTGAAATATTTTACACAGCAGTCCATGAACTTATCAGGAATAGAGCTTAAAGGAAAGATTGATGATATAATAGG